GATCGCGTTTCGGCCAGTATCCACCAAGAGGAAACCGAAGTAGTGTTAAATAGTGAACAGGAACCCGTAGAGGAGATTAACGAAATGTCACAGCCAGTAGAAGCCCCAGCAATTATCGAAGCGGCACCAATGGCGCAACCATTGTACGCGCAAGCACGCAATTTTAAGTTGCCATCGCCTAGCGAATATGTCGCAGCATCGGTAGTTGGCGGTTCAGTATTTGCAGAAATGAACGCACGTATTCAAGCAGCTGCACCAAACATTACAACTGCAGACACCCCGGGTATTTTGCCTGAAATTATTACTGGCAGCGTTTACGATGGGCTTAATCCAATTCGCCCATTTGTTACCGCAATCGGTACTAAGGCAATGCCACAAAGCGGTGCAACATTTCGCCGCCCTAAAATCACGGTACGCCCAACAGTTACGCAACAGCCAACAGGCCAGTTAAATACGCTTGACCCAAGCACCGTTACCGTTGCAAACAACAACGTAAGCAAACTCACATTTGGTACCTACGTAACAATGTCAGAGCAAGATTTAGATTGGACTGACCCAGCCTCAATTAACATCGTGCTTAATCAGTTGGCAATCGCCTACGGTCAAGCAACCGACAACTATGCAGTAGACACTTGCTACGCAGCAATCACACAAAGCGAAAACGTCACCGACAAAACAAAACCAGCCGATTGGTTGGCAGCAATTTACGGCGCCGCTTATCAGATCAGTTCAACCAGCAACTACTTGCCTACGCATTTTTTCGTAGACCCAACCACGTGGTACCGCCTCGGTAAATTGACTAGCACAGACGGAACCCCAGCGTTCCCATTTGTTGGCGCGCCGAACATGATGGCAATGAACGCCCTTGGCACACAGTCAGCAACCTCATGGAACGGCACCCCGTTGGGCCTTACCTTGGTAGTTGATAAGAACATGGCAGCCGACACCGCATTTATCGGCCATGCTGCCGGTGATGCTGCAGGGTTCGAGTTCTACGAACAGCAAAAGGGTGCAATTTCGGTAGACGTACCTAGCACGCTTGGCCGCACAATCGCTTACCGCGGTTACGCTGCAGCGTTCATGGCAGACGCAACCAAATTCTGCAAACTCGTTTAATCGGAAAAGAGGCCAGTTATGGCCGCTTACACGGTCACACATAAACAGTTACTTAGCAATTACGCGGTACTGCAAACTCTTACACCTAATGATTTAGTTGTAGGCGGAACCTTTACGGTTGGTTCCGTTGCAGTACCGTTTAATGGCACGTTTACGGTTTACGATCTACCCGAGTATTTGTTTATTGGCGTAGACGATCAGGGCGACCTGATGTTTAACTACGAAATACCAGTACCTAATCAGGTGCTTTACGCTTGCGTAGGTACCGACGTACAGCGCACCGCATCTACCGGCACGATCACATTTACCGAAACCTGCACATGGATTACAGCCGCGCAAATTGAGGACTGGCTAGGCATTGGTACAGCGTCAGCATTAGATACCACGTTTCTTACGCAGTGCGCGTCAGCTGCCAACAGTCTTGCGTTTACTCGACGCCAAGAGGCTGGTTACATTGACAGCCTTAGCACGTCACCTAACGGGCAGGTCACGCTTGGCACCATTTCACTAGGCGGGTTTTTCTACCGCCAGCGCGGTGCTGTAACGGACTTTGCCACGTTTGATGGCATGTCAGGCGGCGCCTCGGTAGGTCTAAGCCCGGCTATTAAAATGCTGTTGGGTATCCCTAAACCAGCGGTGGCATAATGCCCGTTGCCTACACCGATCTATTTAATGAGGCGCTAGATGATCTCGCTGCCACGCTAACCACGGTCACTGGTTTGCAAGTGGTAACAGACCCCCGAAACCTTGTACCGCCATGCGCGTTTATAGACGCCCCCACGTTTAGCGTTTATGGCGGCGGGGGAAACATTGTGCAAATGACCTACACGGTACGCATTATTACCCTTGGCCCGGGCAACCTAGACGCGCAACGCAACCTAATGCACCTAGCCAGTTTGGTGCTAGGCAAAAACGTGGCAGTAACCAGCGGGCGCCCGACTATTGCAATCATCGGCGGGGCCGAGATGCCAGCGTATGATTTAACAATAGAGATGCAAGCCCAAACCAGTTAGGACTAAACCCAATGGCATACATAATTATTAGCCCCCGCGTAGGTGTACCCGGTGCAGAGTTTGACGCCGAGGGTGCAGCTGCCAACGGCATTAACATTGCGGCGCTAGTCGAGGGCGGGTTTATAGAACAATCCACAAACGAAACCACAAAACCTGCTAAAACTAATAGCAAGAACACACCAAAGGATTAAAGCACCATGGCCACAAGCACTTACCTAAGCAACCCAAACGTAACCGTTGGCGCAGTTTCGCTGCAAGACCAATGCCAAGGTTTGGTTTTTACTCGCACCATAGAGGCCCTTGAATCAACGGCGTTTGGAACTGGAAGTAGGTCCTACGTAGCGGGCCTCGAGAATTCCACCCTGCAGCTAGACCTATACGCATCGTTTGCTGCATCGGAAACCTACGCAACACTTAAGAGTTTGGTGGGCACGCAGGTTACGGTTTCGTGGTCACCATCGGCAACCAGCCCGGGCACAGCAACGAACCCAACCATGACACTGACGGGCGCGTATTTGGAAGCATTGCCATACACAATGGCGATGGGTGCGCTAGGCACCATGAGCGTTACCTTTACCGGTGGCGTTTATTCAGTAGTCGAAGTATAAATTAAAGCCGGCAACGGCCCGACACGAAAAGGCAACTAATGCAACTGACACTTAAAGCCACGTTTAACGATGGCTCATCGCATGAAGTAACTACCAACCTAATGACTATTGTTAGTTGGGAACGCAAATTTAAGCGCAAAGCATCGGAGATGGCGCAAGGCGTTGGCGTTGAGGATTTAGCCTATTTGTGTTATGAGGCCACACGGTTTGCAGGTATTACGGTACCGGCAACACTTGACGCGTTTATAACATCGTTGGCCTCTATTGACGTAATAGAGCAGGCAGACCCAAAAGCCTAAACGGCACGGTGCGTAGAGCGCTTGCCGAGATTTTAGTGGCAACAGGGTTTTGGCCTAGTGAGATATCATTCGAGTTAGACGATATGAACGCCACCATTGAAATACTTAATAAGCAACGTGGCGGCAGATAATGGCTGCATCGGCTATACCTAAAGTAGATGGCATAAAAGAGGCGCTAAAAGCCCTTAACGATTTTGACCCTGCCTACAGAAAACAGATTACTAAAGACATACAGGCCGCTGGCGAAGTGATCGTGGCCGAGGCCCGCAGCATGGTGGCTCATTTTGATAACAGCAAAGGCACAGGCGAACCGTTAAGCGGTATGCGCCGAGGCAATCTAGTTCAAGGCCGTGAAACGTCTTGGCGTACAGATCAGGTACAAAAGGGTTTTAAGGTAAAAGTAGGTGTACGCGCCAGCAAAGAGCGCTACGTCAATTACAACCGCACTACCGATGGTGTGGTAACCCACCAAGAGCAGGTTGTATACGGAAGTAAGCCATACCAGTTAATGGTTATTCAACAGGCCAACGCAGCTGGCGCAATATATGACCATGCCGGGCGTAACACAAATAGCATGTTTATTACCAACCTCAATAAAGAGGTAGGCAATCAGCCTCGAGCCATTGACCGTGCGGTAGAGAATAACCGCAGCGTGGTGGAAGCAAAAGTAGCATTAGTAATAGACGATGTAGCAAAACGCACTAACAGAAAACTGGCTGTACACAATGGCAATTAACATACCGATTATTTCAAGCCTTGACGGTACGGGTTTTGCCAAGGCCATTACGCAACTAAAAAAACTTGAGACTAATTCCGAGCGTGCCGGGTTCATTGCAGGTAAAGCGTTTCTACCAGCCGTTGCCGCATTAGGTGCGCTTAGCGCTGCCGCTGGCTACAGCATTAAAGCCGCTATTGAAGATGAAGCCGCGCAAGCCAAACTAGCCAAAACGCTACAAAACGTAGTTGGTGCTACTGACTCACAAATAAGCGCTACCGAAAAGTCTATTAGCGCTATGGCTATGGCAACAGGCGTGGCAGACGATCAGTTACGCCCGGCGTTGGCGGCATTGGTTTTAGGTACACAAGATTTAGCAACCGCTAACACCGCTTTAGAACTGGCCATGGATGTTGCCGCCGGTACTGGTACCGATTTAACTACGGTCAGCGACGCATTATCCAAGGCATACGGCGGAAACTATAAAGCGTTGCGCCAGTTATCCCCGCAACTGTACGCAATGATAAAAGACGGCGCCAGCCTTGATGAGGTTATGGGCGAATTATCGCGCACGTTTAGCGGTTCTGCAGCCGTGGCAGCGAACACGGCAGAGGGAAAATTTAAGCGCTTAAACATTGCGCTAAGTGAAGCAGCCGAAGCCATCGGCGCGGCAATGTTGCCGGCCATTGAAGCCGTACTGCCATACCTTATAAGTTTTGGTACATGGGCGCAAAACCACGTAGGCACATTGCTTGCCGTAGGTACCGCTATTGCTGCCATATCCGCCGCGCTAATTGCATTCAAGACAGCCCAAGTAATTGCTAACGCTATAACCGTAGTAACTACCGCGCTTAACTGGTCACTCGCTGCATCGGCTGCAGCTGCCAACACCGCGCTAACCCTAGGTATTGGTGCTGCCGCT